AATAGAAGCAACATTTACCTTCGATGGATCATAGTTAATCTCGCCTTTGTATCTATCATAGATATACATATACTGGAAATTGTTAAAACCATAAACCTCGCGATTTGATACATCTTTATATTGCTGCGAATATTCTTTAGCTTCTTTGATTGTATCAAAATCAAGTTTAGCTACCTTCGCGCCGCTCAGTGTCTTGTATGTCCCAACATCACTCGGTACGAACATGTAAGGTTTATAGTTCTCCCAGAACTGTACTCGTTGGCCGTCTTTGTAGCCACGGAAATATATTCTATTACCTCGTTGCGAGATATTAGTGTAGAAATTCATGGAATCCCCAATCATATTATAAATGTGTTATATTAATATAACCCCGACTTTAATTAAAGTCAACAGTTAAATTATCTTATATCGTCAATTGATTCAGTTTTGGGATTATCGACTACGATATATTCTGCTGTTTTATCCAGCATCGCATATGCACCGAGCATCCGGCGGATATCGTGCAGCTGCCTGATAACAGATTCGAGCGTTTGGTGTACAGTCGCATCATTTTTATCATCGATCAAATCCATCAATACTGCATCTAGATTTGAATCTAGTGAATAATCAACGTGAAATTTGATAGGCACGCCGCTCTTATCGACCTCAGAGTTGATCTCCAGGGGTGGGAAGAGCATGTTTGACACCAACTCTATCTTTTCTTCTGCGGTTGTTTTTGGTGGTTTTGGTTTCCTTCGGATCGTCCACGGTATAATGTTTTTTATCATTTTCTATATCTTTTTCTTCACTTGAAACATGTTGTTTTGCACCTTGACACAATAATAGTCTGAGGGATTGGATCTTATTGGATATTTGCTCGCATGCGAACATAATCTATCTCTTGCCCATATTATATTTGGTTTCTAGGCTCCAAAGGTGTTTTTCTTTAAAGCTGATAACCTTGAATTGGGAGTAAATAGTGTCTTCGGAATCTACCTTTTCTTCTTCAACAATTTCTAACAAAAGCCAATCTCTCAACATTCTTGCAATTTTATTCCTACGGCATTTATCTTCTTCGGAGAAGTTAGTAGGTTTGCCGTCTAATGCAAACATTTCCTTAAAATGCACAATATAATATTTGCCTTTCTTATGCAAGATATGGCATGTTTGGAATATCTTCTTCTCCCTCTTAGAAGCGACACCTATTCTAGTTAATGTTTCTTTAATTTTCAAGAAGTCTTCACTTTTAATATAGACTTCCACGAGAGATTCAACAAGTTCATCCATTTATCCACCCTTTTCGATCCTTGTTTTTATTTGATCGAGCTGGTCATCGGATAGTATTGAGATAGCTGAAATTGCTTTTTGATAGCCATATCCATAATACTCCATAACCGCTTCAATATTACTATTTTGTTTCTTTTTGGACCATTTGGCGAAACGCTTTTTTGGTCGTATAGTATTTAGAAGATAGCGATATTGAAGCTTATTATCTAGGTTATGATGTACATTCATCTCCTGGGCATAGAACAGGGTGTCTGTGTGGTATGAAAGGGATCTGTTTGTTAGAAATGAGCTATATGACTTCTCTGCACCTTCGTCTTCTTTCATTAAATCTTTTTTGTCGAATGTAATAGATTTTACAAAATCAAAAGGATTCATTAAGAATACTCCAGCTCGATCATCATCTCAGTCAAACAAGCCATCAAGTTGATTTCTTGATCAGCAGCAAACGCTGATTGGTATTGATATTTAGCAAGAATCAAAATCATATGTGCTTCAGACTCTTTGTTAGATAAGAACTCAGTACTTGTGTCATACAGTTTACGGAAAACATCAGATTGATCGTTGTCTAGATTCTCACCAACCCATTTACGAATACCGCTGAAGTTCTTTTCTTTCATCATAGTAATGAGGTCTTTAATGGAAACTTCACGCAGGTTGACAAGCATACCTGAATCAATTCTACCTGTCGCTGAGTATCTTTGTAATTCGTTAATAACACGCCGCCAATCAGGAAAGTGTTTATTGATTACTGTGGCTACTGTGGCTTGATCGAATTCAACACCTTCTGTTTGTAAAATACCAACAACTTTCTTAAAGAAAGATGAAGCAAGTTTGGCCATATCTGACTTAGAGATTTTAAAATCAACAACAGAACACCTTGAATGTAGGGGATCGATAATACGGTTGCTGTAGTTACAAGTAAGAATAAATCCGCAGTTTTTGGAAAACTCTTCCATGAAGTTTCTAAGCGCTGGTTGTGTGGAGTTCGAGTTTAGATAATCAGCTTCGTCTAATATAACATATTTACGCCCACCACTCAATGATACACTAGAAGCGAAATTAAGGATTTCATTCCTTAGTGTATCAATATTACCATTCATCGATCCGTTGATAATGATGTAATCACACTCAAGCTCTTCAAGCATAGCACGTGCTACTGTCGTTTTACCAACACCAGCTGAACCAGCTAGGATTAAATTAGGAATGTTCTTTTGGTCCACAAACGTTTGGAATGTCGTTTTTAGATCTACTGGTAGCACTGTGTCGGCGATTGTTTTTGGCCTGTATCTCTCGCACCAAAGGAAGTCTTTATTTTCATTCATCATATTATAAGTTCCATTCAATTATATAGGGCGAAAGGGGGGATGAATCCCCCCAATGCTATTTAAAATGAAGAAGATTGTTCAACAGCGATATAGTATTCTACTTTACCTTGCCTAAAGTGTGAGATACCTTTAGAACTGATAGTTACATCATAATCACCTGGGATTGTTTTGATATTCTCAATCTTAAAGATAGCCTTAAACACAGAATCAGTAGAACCAATATCGATCGAGTAGGTATCTCCAGAAGGATTCTTTGAATCCGCTGCTTGAAGTCGTACTGTAGTACCATCACCTTCCATCAAAAGTTCAGGCATACCAAGAATGCTCGCTGCTTTCTCAACGTCGCGCATTTGCGCTTCGGTGATAGTAACTTTCACATCTTCTGAAGGTAATACAATTTCTTTCTCAGGCGCTTTTGTGATTGTATTTTCTTCAGCGTAAACGTAGCTGATCTTTTGTTTACCATCCGAAATAACAACTGTACGTTCGCCAAACTCTAGGTCAGGGTCTGGAAACAGACTCAGTGTTGACAGGAAACGATCTAGATTATACACCGCAAAACGCTGTGGGAAAGTAGTATCAACCGTAGCTTTAGCCATGATAGTTTTAGATGGTGAAATTGTGCGTAGAGTATTGCCCTCTGGGATTAAAATAGAAGGGTTAATCTTTGCAAAGTTTTTCAAGATTTCAATTGTATTAGTTGTAATTTTCATATTATTAATTCCTATTTCTTTTTCTTTTGTTTCTTAATTGTATTCGGGTCAGCTGTCGCAGACACACCAACTGACGCCAGATCAGCCAGCGACCCACCAAAAATATACGAGCCTACATGTTGCAGTTTCATCCACGGACAGAACCATGTTTTAAGGTCAGCCTGTTGTGCTTTTTGACAGAACCAATAATCCTCGGATAGATAACGTTTGGATACTGGATCAATCTCGGCTTGGAAATACTGGAGAATTTCGCGACTACCATCAAACGCCTCAGTACGCACGTGGTCCGGCTTATAGCTGTATTCAGCGTATACCTCAGAAAACTTTGTCATCGCCTTCTTAGACACCATCATAAACCCTGTACCGATTTCCAACACCTCGACTGGCTCAGATAGTTGAATCGACTGCTGACCACCTTTTGGGTTAAAGACAAAATCACCAACAAAATTCTCCAAGACATTAGGATCATCATCGGCTACACCTTTATCTACTGCATGTTTGATTTTTTCCCAAGCAATAGTTTTCTTTGGATACGGTCCACCGATAATATCATATTCATCTTCATTCTGCGCCTGTAAAGCCATAAGCGCAATAACATCTTGTGCATTGAAACCAATATCGGAATCAATAAACATCATATGCTCAGAAGTCGAGCGCATGAACTCATCACAACAGTAGTTACGCGCGCGGGTGATCAATGACTCATTGAACAGAAAGTACATCTGCAATGGGATGTTATGATTAGCACACATAGCAGAAAGATCCGCCACAGAGCGAGCGAACATCCCAGCACATTGTCCACCATACATAGGCGTTGCTAAGAACAAGCCTCGTTTTTGTAGTTGTTCGATTTCAATTTTAATTTCCATTTTTTAACCTTTTTTATCATCATAATAGTGGTCGACATGCAAACACATCAATACGTAATGCATAGCTTTTAAGAGATCAGCTTTGTTGTTACCGTTCTTTTTTCCATAACGCCATAAGTACTTGATTGCTGTGTTTCTGAAAGTTGGCGTTGAATCACCAAGTGCAATCCAAGCATCAAAACATTCTAGACTAGAATCATCACCAGTAGCATAATGCTGACCGTATGTCTTATCTAGGTATTCTTTAAGCTCAGATAATATTTTATCTTCGCTGTATTTGTAGTTTGGGGTTTTACTCATATTTAAATATTTCTCATTCACCGTAATATAATTGTATTATACCTTATTTGTTATTAAAAAGCAAGTTTAATATTCACACTCTCCAATATTTCTTTCTGTTCTTCTAATGTGTTGTTTTCATATTTGTACACATTAAACATCAACAAGAAATTACTTAAAATATTGCTGATTTTTGTTTCCCTGCCTTTAAGCCATTTCTCATTCTGATCGCTACCTCTTTCTTTGTAACGCTCTTGTCTGACTGCTTTGTCGGTAGAAAGGTACAGAATTTGGAGATCATGTTTATCGACGCAATGCTCTAAGAACGAAGCTGTAAAAAGCCTGTCACCCTCATACAAAACAATAGACCCTGCAGGTAGTGCATCGACAAATTTAATAGCTTCTGGTTGG